AGCGCCGTTCCGTCAACAGAGATGTCGCGGCCATCGATTGTAATCAGGGCGTCGACAGCCAGATTGCCAGTCAGAGCTACGGTGCCATCCGCCTTGAGGTAGACGGAGTGCGTATGTCCGGGATCGGCACCGCTCGTGACGTTGATAGCGTCAAGCGAGTCACCAGCCTGGATGCGCTCAACTTTACCGGAACTGACTACTAGGGGTTTCTTGGCGGCCATTCTACAGCTTTATCGGAGGGGTGACGGTGATGTCCAGATCAAGTGTGCTGAGTGCCACGCCAACCCTGATTACGAAATCTCCGACGGTCGTCGGGGCGGTCGTAGTAAGCATGCCGGCGGTATCGGGATCGACGTAATACACAGACCCGGCAGTCAAGCCTCCGCCGTCCCCGGTGACTGCGTCCCACTGGACTGCGGTTGCAGTGAGAATTCCGTCCGTCTGAATGTTCCCTGATCCGGCGATCCCGATCGACGGAGAGACAGCGACCAGTCCCAGGATTTCGGTTGTCGCAGCAGCGTCGGCTTGCGCCTCGTCGAAAGTGCCGGCACCATCGACATACACCGGAGCGCAAATGACAACCGCCCCAGCGTTGCTGTTCGTCATCTCGACGACATCAACTTCGTTACACGAAGCATTGAGCGAGTCGCCAGCTTGAAGCTGCTGAATTTGCCCGCCTGTTATAACGAGCGGAATTTTGAGAGCCATTAGATTTCTTTCACAACAGGATAAGGGGACCGACTTCTATGTCCAGGGTTACCGTGGAAATTGCACGCCCAACACGAACCAGGTACTCACCAGCCACCGTCGTAGCGGCCGTCGTCAACGTGCCGGCTGCCGCGTCCAGGAAGTAATACGACCCTGGCGTCAGGAGAGCTCCGCCAGTGATGGCTGTCCAGTCTGCCACCTGGAGCGCCCCGTCTGGGCGGTACTCAACTGCCGCTCCGGCGGCCACGGCCTCCGAAGCCAGCCCGGCGACCTGGTGCGTTGCGGCCCCGCCGTTAGCAGCTAAGCCAACATGTGTGTCGGCCTTGACGTATACCGGCTGGCCGGCAACTACGTTGTCGTCTGTCTCGGCCGAGTAGTCGCCGACTATTTCTTCTAGGACATCTACCCTTCCGTCAAGGGCAATGATTGCCGTCTCAGCATCGCCGATGTGGATTCCAAACTCACCGAACGCCCTACGAACTTCCTCCGGTGAGTGCGGACCTGGGATGCGAAGTGCCATTACTCGTTTAGCCTCCGGCCGGCCGCCATCACTGTCATAACTGTAGTCTCGAACGCCCACCTCTTGTGCGACGTTCCGGTGATCTTCAGGACCGCGGCCTGCCCTCTGCACGCAGGGTTATCTCTGTCGTTGAGACCAGCGTTCCAGGTTCCCGAATCGGACGCGCCTGCAGCGACCGTACCCTGGAACGTGAGCGCCGGATGCAGCGACCATGTAACGTCTCCGCTCTCGGATGCCATCACGGCATCAATGGCGGTGACCCTACCGACATGCGAGTCCTGCGCGAGCGGGATCGGACCGATCATAATGTAGGACGAAAACGCCGTTCCGCAATCGTTACCGGACAGCGAAGAGAACCTGCGTAGCTTGCCGTCGCGCCCACCCAACAGCACCCCAGCTTCTTCGACTGCCGACGCCTGATAGGAGCATGTCGCCGTGGGCTCGTGGTCAGACTGGAGAGTGATCGGCCAGAACGTCTTCGTGTCCCAGTCGAACCACCAGTGAACGCGCGTGTTCGACGACACCGGCGTCAAGAAGATGTTTACCCCGTGATCCGCTGTGTCGAATTCGAGGTTAATCTCCAACTGGTTCGTGTCTATGCTTCTGAATTCTTCGGGCAGCACTTCGCTGGACAGCGGGATGGGGTACGAATTCCCGCCCGGCTGGACTGCGTACAGTCCGCCCAACGACAGGAATATCAACTCTCCGCTAGGGCCGATCGTCCAAGCGTTCTCGTCAACGATCCCGACAGCATGGCTGAGGTTGTCAAGCTTGCCGCCGTATGCCGGATCTCCGTTCAGTCGCCAGATCGAAGTCAAGCAACCGAAGATCAGGTAGTCGTCGCTGAATGCGAACATCGCTGTCAGCGGGTCCCCGGGCACACCGGAGTCGCTCGCCGTTCCGGCCACCGCCCGTTTGCTATCGGTCTGCGAGTAGTCGAAGTCGAGCGGATCGCCAGACCTAGCCATGTACCATACGTGCGGAGCGATCTCGGCTCCAGCCAGGGCGTAGCGGTCATTAAACCGGCAGGCCAGCGGGCACCCCGTAGGCACCTGCCCGGTTGTCGCCGTGTGGATCTCGAACGTGTCGGCTATTGGGTCGTAGATCTTCGGCGCTCGCTCGATCCGGTACGAGCACGTACCGTTACCCGGGGCGGCCGTAAGCGTCAGGGCCCCGGCCGCGACGGAGTCAATCTCGTATGTGCCGGCCACAGTTGCGCCGCCAACATTCGATATTACACACACGTCTGAGTATTTGTCGATGCCGAACGTAGACCAATTGTGGTCATCCCCAGTATCGTCCAATACAGCACCAGCAACCTCGCCATCGGTCCCGGTAACGCGCAGATCGCCGTGATCCGCTATGTACAACTTCTGGCCCAACTGCGCGGCAGACAGAGCTACATCGCTGCGAACTGTGAGGTCGGACACAACCTGCGTCATCGTTCCGTATGGCCCCTCTAGCCATAGATTCCCACCAGCAGACGCAACCAACAAGGCCCGCATCGGGCTCTCTGCCGAGGTAGAGTAGTATTGAACGCGGAACGTGTTGGCGAGGCAGATACCCCCGGCAACCGTGCAGTTCATTCCAAACCCGACCCTCGATCCCGCGTGCGCGTCAACTGCCCCAGTTAGGATCTGTGTGCCGTTCCAGTACACGGTTACGGTGTCCCCGCTTACTGTCGCAGACAGCCACCCAGGCCACACCGCTGCCAGCGTATCATCGGCCGTGTCAACGACAGTCTCTGCTGCGCCGGAGTATGAGTTCAAGGTAGCCGTGTAGGCGCCAGTCGCGCCAACCTGCGTCAACTCTACCAGAACACCCTCCGTCGCGTAGGCCGGCGTAACGTCGTCGAGCCTGAGGTACAATCGGTATACCCCATGCCACTCGCCGACCCAGGGGGAGATCATCATCTCCACCTCGTATGTCTGAGCGACATCTATCGTGAGGGCGGACAAAACAACCTCACCCTCGGTGGCGTCGCTTGTGACGCTAGCGAGGCTGGGTTGAAGAATCTCAGGAACACCGCTGGCCCAACCGGCCTGCGTCCATGCAGCCGCCAGCGACAATCCAGAGAAGTTATCAGAGAATGACGTGAAGCCATCTCCCGGTGCCAGCGTCATCGGATGAAGCATACGCACAGAAGTGCCAATGTCGGTGATATGCGAATACACCAACCCCGGCCGACTCCCACCGCGCTCCCTTCCCTCAAGCGTACCTTCCGAGCGAACATTCAGCATGTCGGGGCTGCTGTACGGACGCTGTTGACGATACGCACCCTTGCGGTTTAACCCGGCGAGTGGAAACGGAGTGTGGAGTTCTCTGGGCGCCTTTGCCATCGCTGGCCTCCATTGCTTACTCTTCCTCGGAATCCGAGTTGAGAACGAAGACCTCAAGGAAGAACGGTTCAAGGGCAGCGAGGTCGGAAACCGACAGAACATCATCCTTGCCGTCCAAGGCCGCGACTATTGTGTCGAGTGCGATTTCGACTTTCGGGAGATCCGACTCTTGCGACATGATATCGTTGAATTTCGTCACGTACTCGACGAACTCCGGCGAGCCCGGCTCGATCTTCGCTTCCGCGCCTTCTTCGGTGCTGGTAACATCGTGAATCAGCGCGATGCGCTGCTTCTCGGCGATCTCGTGCTCGGCCTGCACCAGCCGCGTGTACTTGAGGATCTTGTAAGCAACCGCCGACTTCATGTTGACGGAGGATAACTTTTTCCACGCATCAATCGATTGAAAAATCTGGCCTAAAAGCATTTCTCTTCTCCTACTTGGGTGATTAAAAAACAGAAACAGTCGAACGTTCAGCATATTCCGCTAGAGCCAACGCCCTACCGGGAGAGTCCGCAAGCAACCCGAGGGCCGTGTTGCAATTTCCACATAAAAACCCCCTGAATTCACCAGTTGCGTGATTATGATCCATCGCAAGTTTAAGGGTACACTCAATCTCCGGAACCCCACACGCATGACACTTCCCCGTATACGCAGCCGCCAATTCTTCAACGGTTGCATTGCATGGTTCATGGCCGCGCTTCTTTGCTGCTACTCGTGATCTACTCAGAATGCAAGCAAATCGATTCTTACTTTCCCATTTCCGTGAATACTCGCGTCTTTTCTCTTGATTCCCTTCCGCCCAGGCCTTGCTTTGTTTGAGATACCTTTCTCGATTGGCATCATAATTCCTGCGACCGCTCCTTGAATTGCATGCTTTGCACCGATAAGAAAACCCGTCCTTACTAACTTTCCTACGATGAAACTCCGCAAGCGGCTTCTCCTCTCCACATTTCGTGCAAGTCTTCATGTGCTTTCTCTCTTCTAAAAAGTGAAACGGAAAAACGAAAAACCTGGCGGCCCCGAAGGACCGCCAGGGTAAAACGCGGACTACGTGAAGGTAGGAACAGTGGACGCCAACAGGTAATAAGTCGACCCGCCGATGTCGATTGCGATCTTGAGGGTAGCCGTTCCGTGAGTACCAACCGTA